CAAGCTGTACGACCGCATGGAGAAGGAGATGTTCATCGAGATTGACAAGGCCGAAGCCGCTGCCGTTCACGCTGGGGTGGTGACGTCCAAGTGCCACCAGATCGCCAACGGTGCGGTCTTCATGGAGGAAGGCGGCGAGCGCATCTGGAAGAAAGTGCATGACGCCAAGGTGCAGGCCCTGGACGAAACCCTGGGCGAGACCAGCAGCAACTCGCTCATCGCGTACTACTTCGAACCTGACCTGGAGGTGTTGGCGAAGAAGTTCCCGAAGTTCCCCATCATCGCCGAGTGCAAGAACCAGCGTCAGCTAGACGCACTTCTGCGCGACTGGAACAAGGGCAAGCACGCGGGCATCTTCATCCACCCCCAGGGTGCAGGCCACGGACTGAACATGCAGGACGGGGGGCACAGCATCATCTTCTACTCACTGCTCTTCGGCCACGAGCCGTACCGTCAGGTCATCGAACGTATTGGCCCCGCCCGACAGGTGGGCCGAGCGGTGCGGGTGCTGTGCCGACACATCACGGCACGGGACACCGTGGACGAGGCCTTGCTGGCAGCCCAGCAGCGCAAGTACGACAACGAGCGCGGGTTCATCAAGGCGATCAAGGACTACCGCGACCGCAAGAAGGTTCTAGACCTGCTGGCATAATGTGTGAACCATCAACCAAGGAGCAGACCATGCTGATCGCTACCCTGTGCCCCGACACCAAGGCCCTCAAGGCGACCTCGGTGGCCGGTATGCACTTTGTCCGAGTGCCGTATTCCCGGAGGGAGCCGTACCGCGCCCGCGCCGAGGTGTTCCAGTACGCCCAGAAGAACCGCCATGCGTATGTGTTGGTCAGGGCTGCTGGCACCCGTGCCCACGCACGGAGGGGCCTGCTGCGGGGGCCGATGGCCTGGGACAAGGAGTTCGCGCTGATGCGGTTCGCCGCTGCCAGCATGAAGGAGCTCAAGAACGGGAACGCTGCGGTCTTCATGCCACCGATGGCCGCAGCCGACCAACTGCCAGCGCTCGTCACGTACAATCACCCAGTGATACCGAAGGTAGCGGTGTACCGAACAGCGTCGGTCTTGGCGGTGGCACACGACGACGCCTGCCTGGGGTACAATCTCATCAACAACGGGGAACACATGGTTGTTCTGTCGACCTTCGCGTACACCGGGGGCGACTCTGTCTATCTCGATGAATGGGGGACCGCTTCTAAGTGGTGCAAGCTGTGAACAAACCAAAACTCGTCTACGTGCATGGCACCAACGGCTCCGGCAAGAGCACCCTCGCCCGTGCGGTCATCGCCGCTGCCGGTGGGGTGGAAAGCGTGAGTCACTTGCTGCCCAACAAGAAAGCCACCTACACCCACACCGCCCAGGGGCTGGTCCTGGTGGGCAAGTACGGCAACGCCTGCGGGGGTGTGGACGGTGTGGCCCCCTATGCAGCCGTCTTGGACATCGTGGAAGAGCAGGCCAAGGGCTGGGAAAGGAGCATTTTTATGGAGGGGTTGGCTACCCCCGGCCTGGAGACCTGCCAGCGGCTGGCCGCGTCGGTGGGGGGTCGTGCCCTGTTCATCTACCTGGACGTGCCCGTTGAACAGTGCATCCAGAACGTGCTGGTCCGTCGCGGCCGGAAAGGCACCACCAAGGAATACAACCCCGCCAACCTGATCAAGAAGCAGAAGTCCGCGTCCAACTGGATTCGCCGCCTGGAAGCCAACGGGCTTGAAACTGCTTCACTTGCATGGGACAATGCCTACGCCCGCACCCTGCAACACCTGGGCATCCGTCAACCCACCCTGGAGGACCTACTGTGAACCCCCCGTTCAGCAAAACCAAGACCGCTCGCGCTGCTGCGTTGGTGTGCCTGTTCTGGCACCAACCCAAGGCACTCAACCAGATGGTCTACGAGGCCAACACTTTCTTCATCGCAACCGGAGTCGAATATCTATGAACACCTTTCGCATGCCTTACGTCATCCACGCGGTTAACGTCAACGAGGCGCTCCCTCGGGCGCTGGAGCTGATCAAACGCTACGGTCAGACCGTGGTGTCCCGTGGTCGTGAGACCCTGGAGTACCCCGGCCCCGTGATCACGCACTACGTAATCCCGGACGAAAACGTGCTGTTCTGCCCAGTGCGCAACGCCAACCCGTTCTTCCACTTCTTCGAGTCGCTGTGGATCTTGGCCGGGTCCAACCGCGTGGAGATGCCCGCGTACTTCCTGAAGTCCATCACGGACTACTCGGACGACGGCAAGACTTTCCATGGGGCCTACGGGTACCGCCTGCATGAACAACTGCACAAAGCGGTCGACATCCTGCGCGAGAAGCCCGACAGTCGGCAGGTGGTGCTCTCCATCTGGAACGCCGACAAGGACCTGGGCACCCAGAGCAAGGACATTCCCTGCAACGACCTGATCATGTTCAAGGTGCGACACGACCGACTCCACATGACCGTTTGCAACCGCAGCAACGACGCCATCTGGGGCGCATACGGTGCGAATGCGGTGCAGTTCTCGTTCATCATGGCCTGGGTGGCTGCGATGGTGGGGGTTGGCATTGGCTCGTACTGCCAAATGAGCGACTCGCTGCATGTGTACACCGACCTCCCGCTCTGGAAGGACTACGTGTCCGGCAAGTGGAAGCCGCAGGACTACCTCGTGATCGACCCGTACCGTGAAATCGCGGAATCTGATGGCGACCACGAGTGCGCTTTGCCTCTGCATGGTCGTGAAGAGGCCGAACTGCTGATGCAGGATGCCAAGGACCTGTGCTCGTTGTTCGAGGCCAATGTGTCCCTCGGTGGTCTGCTGGCTGGCCCGGTGGTGTGGAAGTCGCACCTGATGCGTACCACTGGTCGTCCGATGCTGGTGGCCTACGCCAATCACAAGAACGGCAACACCAAGGCAGGCATCGAGGCTGCGAAACTTATCCGTGCTGCTGACTGGCGTCGCGCCTGCGTGGCGTGGCTGGAGCGCCGCTTGCCCGAGCCGGACTTTCTGGCCGGGGTCAAAGCGTGTGACCTGTCCGGTGATGGAACCTGCGAGGCCTGCCAATGAAGACGATCCTGACTGATGACGAAAGAAACCGGGTTATTGATTCGATGGGCTGGAGCCTCGACGCTCAAGAGCGCGGCGACATGCACAGGCTGATCCAGGCAGTGCTTGCCAAGCTGGCGCAACAGGAGCCGGTCTATGCCTTCCGCCGCCGAGGGCTCAACGACTACTGCACTTGCACGAAAGAGCGGTACGACGAGCTTTCTGCGAAGCCGCACTTGTTCGAGGTGTCGGTGTTCTACCCCCACCCCGCCCCGCAGCAGACCGACCGCCAGCGAGTGCCGGCTGAGGACAGCCCCGCAGTCTGTGACGCTTACGAGCGCATCGACCGATTCCTAAGGAACAACCTTGGGGATGAGGATTACGCCGACTACTCGCACGATCTTGACCTGCTCGCCATCGACTACGAAGCACTGATCAAGGCTGCGGAGGACTCGAACCCACGCTGGGCGCAGGGGACAATGGGATGCGTGGCATTCAAAGAGGGTGCCGAGTGGTACCGTGCTCAGGTGGTGGCTGCCATCCCGGACATGCTGACCCGCTGCCGCTACGACGGGCACTGCCAGCATGCGGTCAACTGCATGGACGAAGACCAAGCCTGCCCCCAGGGCCAATGCAAGCACCCGAAGGTGAAGCCATGACACTACTCGAAGAAGTGATGCTGTACCGCGACGCGGGTGCGGTCAAGCGTTACCACACGGTTCGCATGCTGCGCCAGCAAGACCTCGCGTCGCACTCGTTCGGGGTGCTGATGCTCATCAAGACCATCGACCCCAACTGCTCCAAGAACCTGCTGCTGGCCGCGCTCCACCACGACCTCCCCGAGCTCATCACCGGGGACATCCCTGCACCGGCCAAGCGAGCCTCGGCCGACCTGTCCGTGCGGTTGGAAGAACTGGAGAAGGGGACCGCCCCGCTGCACCAGGACTTCGGCCTCACGCCCGTGGAAGAGGCCCTGCTCAAGTGGAGCGACACCTTCGAGCTGGTGCTGCACTGTGCCGAAGAGTTCCTGATGGGCAACAACTACGCCAAGGCACCTCTGACGAAGGGTCTGTCCTGGTGCAACGGTGACCGCGCTCGCAACGTGCTCGACGAGTTCGCTGCGGTGCATGTCAAGCAGAACGTGCGTCAGCTCTGCGACGCGATGAACAAAGTCTTCAAGGAGAAAGAACATGGATGCCAATGACCGTCAAGTGGGTGGCACCCACTACCAGAAGGGCTATCAGCACTGGGACCTCGTGGCCGACTTCAACCTGGGGTACTTCCCAGGCCAGATCACCAAGTACATCACACGGCACACCCGCAAGAACAAGCGGCAAGACGTGGAGAAGGCCCTGCACTTCCTGGACAAGTGGGCGGAGGTCACGTCTGGCACCAATCCACTGATGCCTGCCCATGACCCGCTGCCCCGCGTGACCCGTGGTGCTGCCCTGCTGGCGATGTACGCCGATGACAACGAACTGGAACACGAGGAGACGCAGATCATCATCGAGTGCTGCCTCGTTCGCGGCGCGAAGTGCATCCCCACGGTGCGCGAACACATCGAGACCATCCTGGCCCGGTACTTGGTGAAGACCGTGAACGTGCATTTCGTGGGCGACCCCGAGCCTACTGTGATCGGTGACGCTGGCCCCGGCTACGTGAACCAGGACCGCTGACATGGACACCACCGCTTTCGTCAACTTCGTAGAAGCACGACATTCCGTGGCGGTGGCCCGCGCGAAGGGGCTGCCCAAGCCCTGGACCAAGGACCCCATCCTGCGGTCGTACCGCTTCTGTAACGTCTACCGCGAATGGGACACGGTCACCCGCTGGGTGCGTGGCCCCTGGACCGACCTGAACTCAGACAAGCCCTACGACCCGGATCTCTGGTTCGCGATGGTGGTGGCCCGCCTTATCAACTGGCCTGACTCGCTGGCGTACCTGGGGCCTGTGCTGCCCTGGAACCCTGCCCGCTTCCGTAGTCGACTGGAGGCGCTTCAGGCCCGGGGTGGGCAGGTGTTCGGGCCTGCGTACATCGTGTCCACCAACGGCAAGTCCATCCCGAAGGTGCAGTATCTGGCCGAGCACGTACTCACGCCCATCTGGGAACGACGCAAGGAACTGCGGCCCCAGGGCGACGACACACTGGCGTCGTTCCACCAACGGCTGACGACCTGCATCGGGATGGGGAGCTTCATGGCTGCCCAGGTGGTGGCCGACACCAAGAACACTGAGGTCAGCCCCCTCGCCTGGGCTAAAGACTGGGCCACCTGGGCGGCACCTGGGCCTGGAAGCCTGCGTGGCCTGAACCGCATCCTGGGCAAAGGCCCAGTCCGCACCGGCATCAACGCGAGTGAATTCTTGGTGCTGGTGAACGTGCTGCGCAACGACATCAACAAACGGTTCAAGACCACTGGGTGGCCGCGTGTGTGCGCCCAAGATACTCAGAACTGCCTGTGCGAGTTCGACAAGTATGAGCGGGTCCGCCTTGGTGAAGGTGCCCCGAAGCAGCGTTACCCGGGGGCAGCGTGAACGGATGCTACAACCGCCAACCGCTGCGCAGCACCGTTGAGGTGCAGGACGGCTGGATCGTGAACTACCTGGGACCAGCGGTGTCGCGCATCCCCCGGATGGTGACGATCCCCGACCCCATGACCAAGACCTGCCAGTATCACAAGACTCACGATGACCCCAAATGCTTGGGGTGCAAGGAGAAGACCGATGACCCCCAAGCAAGCTGAAGCGCTCGTCAAGCTGGACCACCGCGATGACTGGCGCTCATTCGCCAGAACCATGTTCACCCTGGAGGACGCGGACCCCGGATACATGCTGCTGCACCGCGCCAACCTGAGCCGCGCTCAGAAGTTACGGTACGTGCTGGCGTGGTGTACCTTCTACAACCCTGGGCTCGCTGCTGTTGCCAGCCAGTACAAGGCCGACGAGTTCTACGCCTACCTGCGGTCGGTGTACCCCACCGCCAAGCGAGCCAGCGAACGACGCCACTTCCGCGGTCAGGCAGGCTTGAAGGCGCTGGCCCAGTGGGAGGAGCGCTACCCCAAGCCTGAGGACATGGTGGAGGCCTGTTTCGACGACTCGTACCTGGGCGTCCGCAAGAACATGCAGGGCATGGCACAGATGGGCGACTATTTCTACTGGAAGCTGGCCGACATCCAAGACACGGTGTTCGGCTACCCCGTGGACTTCACTGGCTGCGAACGGTATATGCCCAAGGTGCCGAAACAGGGTGCGCAGATCATCTCGGACATGGAGTACCCCAACCTCGGCGAGCCGTTGGTGCAGGTGATGGACCGCATCACCAAGTACGTCGAGCGCATCCCGTACCCAGTCAAGTCCGGCCGGAAGTTGGCTCTGCAGGAAGCCGAGACCGTGTGTTGCGTGTTCAAGCAACACGTCGTCGGGGACTACCAATACGGGTTCCGCAGTGCCAAGGCGTGGAAGAGGCTGCTCTCGGTGCAGGCGGAAGCCCCCAACGTGGTGAGCAAGCTGCTGGACGGGCTGTACGCGGGCGGGGTGTGGGACGAGAAGAGCCTGGGGGCGGTGGCTGCGCACCTGTGAAAACCCTGTGCCCTGAAAGGTCTTGTGAAGAGTTCAAGAACAGCAGATAATTCTTTCACACAGGAGCACCCCATGACCAACACCCGCCACCTCGACACCGCCATCGCCATCCTCCGCGGACCCAAGACGCGCAAGCCTCGGGCCACCGTGATCAACCTGTACGACCTGGGTGCCACTGGGGTATCCGTGCAGGTGAACGAGAAGGAGGTGTGGCTGGCACCCAACCTGGAACGCGCACGGGCAGACGCCCAACGTCGCGCCGATGCCCTGCGTCTGCTGGGTCGTACCGTTATCGTGCAGGAGTGCTGATGAGCAAGCCCTGCCACTGTGGCGGATACTGGTTCCCGCACCGCCTGGGGTCAGGGGCTTGCCACCACGGACCACGGGCAGACTACTACGCGGCGCTCAGGCAGGGCGCAACGGAAGCAGAAGCCAGCGAACTTCTTTGGGCTGACAAACTGGAGGCGATGATGAACACCAAGCCAATCCCCGGCATCGAGGTCAACGAGCTCGACGACCAAGACAGTGACTTTGCCATGCTGGAACACTTCGGGCAGGCGCTGATCCCTGCACCGCGCGACCCCAACAAACGCCCCGCCCCTGCGGAGGTGCCTGACTGGGAAATCCAAGACACCGAGTTCGACCGCATTCGCCGGAGGCTTGCCAAGTGAAACCACATATCAGACGCATTCAACTCAGCGTAGCAGGGAACCGCCGATGGGTCTGGGCACTGTTCCGCACCCGCACGAGTCGCAGGCCGGTCGCTGTGTCCGGCAGATTTGACTTCATACGCGAACGGGCTCGGTCGCTTAGGAGGATCAAGTTGTGACCCGCATCAACTGCATCCCACCCGCTGAACTGTCTGACAAGCACCTCGTCGCCGAGTACCGTGAGCTACCGAGGGTATTTGGCCTAGTGGCGCGGGCTGCCCTGCGTGGTGAACGCCCCGATGACCCCCGCAACCCCACGGAGTACACCCTGGGCAAAGGGCACGTCCGGTTCTTCTACCCGCGCCTCGGGTACTGCCACACCCGGTTCACCCAGATAGTGCATGAGATGCGCCTGCGGGGCATGCACCCAAAGTTCGATGCGGTGCCTGGGTTGGCCCACATGCCGCCAGACGGGTTCTTCCAGCAGTGGGAACCAACACCCCAGGCCCAGGCGCTGAACCGCCAACGCATCGCCGACAACACCCGTGCCGCCAAGGTGCGCCAACTGCTGAAGGGGCTGGCATGAAGGACCGTGTTGTTCTGTGGGCCTGCGCCCTTGCCACCCTTGCCCTGGGTGTGCTGGCTTGCCTGGGCCAGTTGCCCGGCCAGTGAAGGGGCAAATCGGCCTTCCAGTCGGTTTTTAGGGGTCGGGTGGTACCACCCTAGCGGCAAACCCCAACGGCAGCGCAGCGGCACTCCCGGTACTGCGCAGCCACCTCTAATAGCTTAGTTGTAGTGCCCCCAAAGCTGGGGTCACTTAGGGGTGTCAGTGCTGGGCAGGCTGCCACCACCAGCGGGTCGGGTGCCAGTGAGGGCTTCGTTGATGTTGTCGAGCACCCCAGGAGCATGAACACAGTCACGGTAGACAGGCTCAACACGCACCGTCTCACGCACTTTCTGGTTGATGACTTGCACACGGGGGCGGAGCTTGCTGATCTCATCTGCGGTTCCTTGTCGGGCCTTCTCGTAGGCTGCGTTGATGGCCTCACGGGTGCGGGCCTGCTCTGCCAAGACACTGTCCTGGCCCAGGCTGTACCCACCGTACCCAATCGCGAATGCCACCAATATCGCGACGAGTCCTGCCGTGATGTGAGAGTTCATTTTCCGAGGCACTGTTGGTGAGTTGCTAGGCGACGCTGCCAAAGCCCCCAGCAGACCCGGTTCCCCTTGACCGAACAGTCCTGCTGACCGACCCGTTTCCACATCAGGATGGCGTCACAGGCACCCTGATAATCTTCTGCGTTGAGCCGCTTCACCACCGTGGAGGCGCAGAACGCACCTGGGCCGATGTTGTAGGCCAAGTCCACGAAGGCGTCGTACTCGTGTTGGTACAGCGGGACGGTGACGCACCGCTTGAGCGCACCCTCGAACTTCTGTAGGTCCCGGGCTTTGCGCTGGAGTGCGTCCACGGGGTTGGTGGTGTCGCCCATCTGTACGGGGCTGCCATCGGGCCGTGTGGTGGTGCCGAACCCCAGAGTGGGGACGTCACCCTTGGTGGGGATGATGGCGTGGTCTGTATAGCCCTCGCTGATGGCGATGCCAATCAGGGAAGCGGCCGACAGGGTAAGTGCAGCGAGTCCGGTGCGGGGGTACTTCATGACAGTGGCCCAGGTTCGGTGTCACACATGGGGTCAGGCTTGTTTGCGGCGAGGTCCTGCATGCGACGCTGGTGGGCCTGCTCCCTGCGGAGGTCTTCCTTGTGCTTGTAGTACCAATTGACGAGGAAGCCTGCCAGTGCCACCAGCACACCAACCAAGCCCAGGAACTGCGACGAGGTGATGAACCCCAGTATCCCGGTCCCTGCCCCGGTGTACGTGACTTTGGATGAGATATCGGTGGCGACTGTTTCGAACTGTTCGCGGTTCATGGTCTCTGCTGGGTTGGTAGTCGGAGCCCGTAGTTTGCCACGGTCACGAGTCAGGGAACGCTGCGGTCGGCGGGGTGAAGTTCGCGGTGTACCGGGCCACGCCCTTTGTGATGCGCAACTCATCCATCCAGCCATTCGCCTCAAGGGTTGGGCTCACTTGATACCGCCCGATTTGCAAAACCGCCGAAGAAGGGTTGTTCGGCACGGAGGCAGTCGTAAGCGTTTGCTCGAGCACACCATCTATAAATAGGCGGTAGGTTGTCCCCTCTCGTGTGGCTGCCAAGTGGCTGAACACGCCGCTGCTGATTGTGTTGACTGTTCGGAGCTGAACGACGGACGTGCCTGTGAAAAATGCGAACCTAACAGGCTTCCCGGCCTCTGCTCCCTCGTACTGGAAAAACCAGCCGAGTTCTGCCCCGGTAGAAGCATTTGGCCGCCCTTGCAGCATCAACACCTGATTGGTTGTTGTGTTGTTCGGGCGGTACTGAACCTCTACGGTGAAATCCCCACTTGAAAGCACGAATGCATCTGTGCTTGTGTAGCTCAGATAATCCCCTGCGCCGTCGAACAAGCCTGAGGCTCCGCCGAACTTGCTGACTGCCGTATCAATCTGGGCATTGCCGAACACCGTTGGGGTCTTTGGAGAAGGGCTGTTGTCAGTGAATGTTGTGCTGCCATCGGTACCGTCGAAGTGCAGCAGCAGCGATACGTTCGCGTAATTCGGGTCGGTTGGCCCGCCTCCCCCGCCCCCAAAACGAAACGGGTTCAGGAGAAACCCACGCTGCCGGCTCCGGAGCGCCCGCTGGATGTTGGTGTCACGACAGATCATGCCTTCACCCCAATCAAGTACACCTTCAAGCCTGCACCCGCGACAGTGGACCCGATCTGGTCGATGTCGATGGTGATCTCGGCGTCGTCCGCCAAAGCTGTATCTGAGATCACTGCTGGGGTCGCTGCCGTGGTGCTGGTCTTTTCAGTGGCGTCAATAGACAGCTTGGTTGACAAGATGCTGGCCCCACCTTCGTTGATGTCCACGACCAATGCGGCTCCGGTGGGTGCCGTGGTGACACTGGCCCGAACGGCAGACAAGGTGAACGCGAACGGCATGCGGAACGTCACTTTGGCAGTACCTGTCGTGAGCGCGGTGGTTTCATCACTGCAAGCGACGGGGATGCACTGCGTGACAGACGCACCGCTACCCGCAGAGGAACCAAAGATACCGCCATCCCCTGCACGGTGGTCTTCGATCGCGGTAACGAGTCCGCCAGCGGTGGTCAGCTTGTAGACGCGGGCGTATGCTGCTGTGTTGTTCCAGTTGGTGTCTGTGGTGGCAACGCTGACCGCCCCCGTGCTGCGGTTGACCACCACGTAGTTCGTGGACGTGTCGGTGAGGGTAAGGGTGCCCCCAGTGACCGCAAAACCGCCCCAGCGCCCGCCCAGGTAGCCCCAGGTCAGGCCCGTGGTGGTGTCGGGGTCGCGCCCGTAGACCGCTGCGTAGGCCAGGATCCCCAGGGCTTCGTTTACAGGGACTTCGGGGTTGGCTTGGCCTTGAACCCAGGTAGGGAAAGTCATGGGATGATTCCTTGCACTTCTGAGGAGAACCCGTCACCCACGATCTCGGATACCTGGGTGACGACAATGGTGGCGATATCGCTGCTGGCAAATCCGTCCGCTGCGGCATCGGCTGCGGCGTAAGTGTAGGTCGGAGCGGTGACCAGTGCAGTCCGGACCAAAGCGGCACCGTCGTAGATACGAACCCGGTAGAGCTCCGCTGATTCGCCCAGGGGCACCGAGTCACCCATGCTGCCCCCGTAGCGGTAGCTCAGGCGTGTGCGACGCTGCCAGGACACCACCAAGTCCGATCCGTCTGCCAAGACCCGCAGGTTGGCAACGCTGAATGGTTTGAGACGCACTGCATTAGACGTGAACGGCTTCTCAGTCACGCTGCTGAGTAGCAGGTTCAATGTGACCGCCTTCACTTCGGTTGCGGCACCGATCTGACCGTTCTGATCTACGACCGACCGCAAGCTGCCATCGAGAAGTACGAAGCGTTCTGTAGCGGTGTGCCCGACCATGTACTGCTCTGTGCCCCGCTGGCCCCGCAGCAATCCGGTCAGCTTGTAGCGGTTGCGACCCCCCACGGTCTCGATGAATTCGGCCAGACGGAAGCGTACAACTTCATCACCGATGAGACAGATGTTAACCGAAAGGTCTGCGAGCATGGCGGACCGAGTGGTGGATGCCAAATCACCGTTGACAAGAACTGTCACACTATTGGACTCATCGAATACGTGTGCCCCAGTCCAATCGCCCAGGGTAGTAGAACACTCGCCGAGTACGCACCGGCTGTCGGTGATGAACTCGTTGACAAAATTGTCTGCGGAGAACGAACGTGCGAATGCGGCCCCAGGCCAATCGAAAGTCGCGCTAGACGGGTCAGGCCCAACAGCTACGTAGAACCCCGGTTCGTTATCTCGATCACTGAGCAGCGGGATATCCATGGTTTCCCAAATCGAAGGAACCAACTGCCGAACGGTGTCTACCGGAGCGTAGTCATCTGACGTGATGCCTGCAGAATCCAGGGCACCTACGTCATCCAGCGTCATCTCCATGGTCAGCACCATCAGCTCATCGGTTTTCTGACCGATACCCATGCGATACAGCCTGCCGTCGGTGTTCGTGACGGTCACAACATCCCCGGGCTCCAGAAATGCGTATCGAAGGGGAAGACGGATAGTCGTCTTCGTCATGCTGGCGACCTGGTCGAATAGCAACGCGTCCACGACAACCTTAGCCTCAGAAGGAGACAGACCAATCGGGATCTGAACCGTCTGGGTGGATTCCTGCGTAGGGTCCAGACGCTGGCTGTATTCCGTGGATGCGTTGTAGTCCGCCGATACGTTGGGGTACGTCAAGGCCAGTTGCCCAGGTACTTCCAACTCGTTAGCGTTCACGAGCTCGAGTGCGTCGTTGCCATCCGTCGGGTCAGAAGAGGTGCCGAGTACCTCATACGGCAACGACGCGGCAACAGTGGCGGAGCGCGGGAAGAAGTAGATCTTGTCTGACTTAGCTGACTGGAAGAAGTAGACAGCTTGAAGCTGTTCCAAGACTGCTCGGGTGCTCGTCACCTGAGACACAGCCATACCACGTACTTCTTTGTTCAGGGCAGCGATCGCAGAAAGATCGTAGTCCGTGGTTTCGTACCCTGCCCGCTGCATCAGATCGGACATCACCCGGTGCAGCTTGGCAGCACCACGAGTGAACATGCCACGAGTCTCGAACGGGATATAGATCCGCGTGTACTGGTCTGGCGTGTGGGGCTGGGTTGGAGGATCGAACGGACCAACGTACCGCAGCGTGTCGCTGATGATGAATTCGTCTATGTACCCAGG